ATTGAACTAGATGATGCAATTGATGTTAGAAATATAAGGAATGTTAGGTTGGCTAATCAAGTTTTAAAAGTTAAACGTAAGAAAAAACTAGAGCGTGATCAGAAAATGCAGCAACAGAACATGGAAGCGCAAGCATCCGCAAATGCGCAAGCTCAACAAGCCGCAGCTAATGCTGAGATACAAAAAAATCAGGCAAAAGCTCAAGCAGACACGCAACTAGAGCAAGTTAAAGCTCAAACCAAATTAACACACCTTCAAGAAGAGGTTAGGTTAAAGAAAGAGTTAATGATGTATGAGTTTGAGTTGAACACCCAGTTGCGGGATTTAGAGCGCCAGTCTTCTGAAAGAGTTGAGGGCATGAAAGAGCAAGGTAAAGACCGTAGAGAAAAAGTGAAAGCAGATGCTAAAAAGTTTGAGTCTTCAGGTAATGATATACTAGGAGGCGGATTAGGCTTAGATAAGTTTAATCCACAAATTGGTAATTAATTATATAATATATTATGGAAGAAGTTAAAAATGAAGAGGTGACTGAAGAGGTTACCCAAGAAGAGCCTCAGGTAGAGGCCGTAGAAGAGCAGGTTGTAGAACCTGATCTTGAAAAATTTGAAAGCAAAGATGACCCAGGTGTTATCAAGGTAGATTTAAGTAAACCAGTAGAACCACAAGAAGAAGTAGTTAATGAAAACCAAACTGATCTCGAAGAAGCAATTGAAGAGGTTACACAAGAAGAGGTCGTTAATGACGAAGCGCCCACACTTGAGGAAGTAACAGAAGAAGAGGTTGTAACCGAGGAGGAGGTTATTGAAGCTCTTGACGCTAACGAAGAGACTGGTAAAGCAATACCTGAAAACGTTCAGAAGTTAATGGACTTTATGGATGAAACAGGTGGCGATCTTCAGGACTACGTTAACTTAAACAGAAACGTTAAAGACCTCGACAATCAAGAGGCTTTGCTTGAGTACTACAAAAGAACTAAACCTCATCTAGACTCGGAGGAGATAAACTTCCTTATGGAAGACAACTTCTCATTTGACGAGGATGTAGATGATGAAAGAGATATTAAACGTAAAAAATTGGCCCTCAAAGAGCAAGTTGCCGAGGCCAAGACCTACTTAGACGGGCAAAAGTCTAAATACTACGAAGACATTAAAGCTGGAAGCAAGCTCACAAGTGAGCAGCAGAAGGCGATTGATTTCTTCAACCGATACAATAAAGAGTCAGAGCAAACGCAGAAAGTAGCTCAGCAACAGAAGTCTAGATTTAACAAGAAGACCGAGCAGGTTTTCAATGACAAGTTCAAAGGTTTTGAATACAATGTCGGAGATAAAAAATATAGATACAATGTTAAGGACGCAGGCCAAGTAAAGGAAACCCAGAGTGACATAAACAACTTTGTCAAAAAGTTTTTGAACGAAGACAACACAATGTCAGATGCTAAGGGTTATCATAAAAGCTTGTACACAGCTATGAATGCAGACGCAATTGCTAATCACTTCTATGAGCAAGGCAAAGCAGACGCACTGAAAGACAGTGTTGCTAAAGCTAAGAATATAGATACTACTGCTAGAGCTTCCCATGGAAGTCCTCAAAGCGGGTACAAAGTTAAAGTGCTAGGTGATGATTCTGCCTCTTTTAAGTTCAAAATTAAAAACAAAAAATAACATTTAAAATTAAGAAAAAATGGCAATTACTCCAGGAGGTTCGTTAAACAGTACACCTGCTTCTCAAAAGCAGACGCTAGCAACGAACTACTTAGACTTATCAACCAGTGCTGGTTGGGGTCAACAATATGTTCCAGACCTAATGGCTCAAGAAGCTGAGGTTTTTGGACCAAGAACAATTTCAGGTTTCCTAGCTCAAGTTGGAGCGGAAGAGGCTATGCAAGCGGATCAAGTAATTTGGTCTGAGCAAGGTCGATTACACTTATCCTACAAGGCTAAAATACTTAGTGGTGCCGGTGGTACTACAGGTGAAACAGCTGTAAACGGACAAGCTCCTTGTAAAATCACTATCGAAAAAGATATTGATGGTAACGGGTTAAGCACAACCGGACATGGTATCCGCGTTAACGATATGGTTATTGTAGCTGATGCTACAAATGGAATCGTTAAGTGTTTAGTTACAAGCGTGGAGAGCACGACTACAATTAACGTACTACCTTACGACAGAGGGGCCGCTACTTTATCTGCTTCTGCTACACCTGAATCTGTTACTGTACTAGTTTTCGGTTCTGAGTACGGAAAAGGCATGAGCTATAGTGATGGTTCAGCTACAGCTGTTGATGCGAGAGGTGCTAATGAGCCTAGGTTCACATCTTTCTCAAACAAGCCTATTATCATGAAGGACTACTACGAAGTGTCTGGATCTGATGCGTCTCGCGTTGGTTGGGTTGAAGTAGCTGCTGAAGACGGTACTTCAGGTTACTTATGGTATGTAAAAGCTGAGGCTGATACACGCGCTCGATTTAACGACTACGTTGAGATGGCTATGCTAGAATCTGAGTTAAACGACGGTTCGTCTGTTATAGATGGCGCTGTTAACCTAATAAAAGGTAGTGCAGCAGGTGATGGTACTGTAGGAACTGAAGGCTTATTTGCAGCTATTGAAAAGCGTGGTAACATGTCTTCAGGTATTACGGGTGTTAACGCTGCTACTGATTTAGCTGAGTTTGATGCTATCCTTGCAGAGTTTGACTCACAAGGTGCTATTGAAGAGAATATGTTATTCTTAAATAGAGCTACGTCTCTAGCTATGGATGATATGCTTGCTTCGATGAACTCTTACGGAGCGGGTGGTACTTCTTACGGAGTGTTTGAGAATGACGCGGATATGGCGCTTAACTTAGGATTCTCTGGGTTCCGTCGTGGATCTTACGATTTCTACAAGTCAGACTTCCGTTACTTAAACGACAAAGCTACACGTGGTGGTATTAACGCAGCTAACGCGGCTAACGCTATACGTGGGGTTGTTATCCCAGCTGGTACATCAACTGTATATGATCAGGCATTAGGTAAAAACCTAAAGCGCCCGTTCTTACATGTTCGTTACCGTGCTTCTGCTACGGATGACCGTCGCATGAAGTCATGGGTTACAGGTTCAGTTGGAGCTGCTACATCAGCGCTTGACGCGATGCAGATTCACATGCTTACTGAGCGTTGTTTAATTACTCAAGGTGCAAACAACTTCATGTTGTTGAACTAAGATAGGTATATTTGGTGAAACCACCTCTCCTTCGGGAGGGGTGGTTTTATATTAATTTTTTATTATATTATATTATGGCTAAAAAGCAAACAAAAAAAGTAGAGGTCGAGGAACCCTACGTAGAAGAGACAGTTGTAGTTGAAGCTCCAAAACCGGAGCCAAAACCAATTGCAAAAGAATTACCTAAGAAAGACGTTTGGGAAATTAAGGATAGAGTATATAATCTAACTGGAAGCAAAAAACCTCTTTCAAGATCTATAAGAGCTACTAATATTTATTGGTTTGACGAAGATAAGGGTTATGAAAGAGAACTTAAATACTGTGAAAATCAAAAAACACCTTTTGTTGATGAGATGCAAGGTGACCAAAGATTAGCTCATATAGTATTTAGAAGTGGTAGTTTGTTCGTCCCTAAAGAAAAGACCGTTTTACAAAAACTACTCTCACTGTATCACCCTCATAGAGACAGTATATTCACGGAATACAAACCTGTTCAAGAAGCAGCTAATCAACTTGATTGGTTAGAGTTTGAAGTTGAAGCATTAATGGCAGCGAAAAGCTTAGATATTGATATGGCAGAAGCTGTTATGAGGGTAGAGGTTGGTTCTAAGGTATCAGAGATGAGTTCTAAGGAGCTTAGACGAGATTTGTTACTGTACGCTAAAAGAAACCCTAGGCTCTTCCTAGAGCTGCTCAATGATGATAACGTTGTGCTTAGGAACTTTGGTATTAAAGCTACAGAGATGGGGATTATAAAACTATCCTCTGATCAAAGAACATTTAATTGGGGTTCTAATGATAGAAAACTAATGACTGTTCCTTTTGATGAACATCCTTACAATGCCTTAGCCGCTTGGTTTAAGACTGATGAAGGAATGGAGATATACTCCAATATAGAAAAACGATTACAATAATAATCAATGGTGATGCAACTGCCCTTCGGGGTGGTTGCAAAACTACAAAAAAAGAATTATGGCAATAAGTGTAGACACGGTATATCAAAGAGTATTAACCCTTGCTAATAAAGAGCAAAGGGGTTATATTACTCCGCAAGAGTTTAACTTATTAGCCAACCAGGCTCAGATGAGTATATTTGAGTCTTACTTTTTCTCTAAAAACTTAAGAGATAGACAAGAGGACGACAGGACACCTGAGGTAGATGAAACAGATATAAGTGAGCTCATGGGCAGAAAGCTTGGGCCTTTTTTATCTGTAGAGGATTTAACAGTTGACGCTACAACGTTTCCGTCTACAGTTGGTGTAAATGGAGTACAAGTGGATGTGTTTCATACAGGACGAGTTTTTCACAACAGCATGGTTTGTCAAAAAGTTAGTATCAATGAGGCTCAGCGAATGACAAGATCAAAAAGGCATTACGCGGGTCTATTAGGTACAGGTGCTATATACTCAGACAACGTTGTAACAAACAGAGACGTATTAGTGTACGCTTCCTCTGCGACGTACAACTCCGCTAGTGACGCTCTTATAACAACACCGGTTACCTCTGGTGTAAGTGTAGAATGCTTTAGAGTACCCATAGATGTTAACTGGGCATACGTTGTTGTAGGTACAAACAAAAAAGCTTTATATAACGCGAACGCCGCTGTAGACTTTGAGCTACACAGATCTGAAGAGGACACTGTTGTTAACAAGATACTTGAGCTATCTGGAATAGTAATGAACAAACCTGGTTTAATGGAGTTAGCCCACC